CGCACGCTATGAGAAGGGCTGCGGAAATCGGCCGGGGCTTCCGCACTCATTGGTCATTGCCAGCCGCGTGCTGCTGGTCTTCGGGTTTGTTTTTGTCTTTACTTTCATCCGGATTCTGTTCAATGGTGCAGAAACACTTACCGAAAGCTGTTGATAATCGCATAAAGATTCTCCTCATTACAAGGCAATTGCAAGCGGGGCGGCACGAGCACCCAAGGCCATAATCTGGCCAGAGTTGCTCATGATCGATCCGCCGTACTTGGTCATTGCCTGATAGTACGAGGCAGACTTCTTTAAAGCGTTTCCAATAGCATCCTTGTGTTTCCACGCCCAGCCAGCAGCAGATGAAACCCAATGAGCCGCAGCTTGCAAAGCTGAGGTATGGGCAACCGGGTGATGGTTAGTCACTTGCGTATGGCTTGGTAGCATCAAAGAATGGTCAAGTGCCGGCATCGGAGTGTCTCCGAAAACACCGGCGTGGTGGTTGGGATATGACGAGGTGATGACAAAGTCCTTGTTGGAACCTTCTCTCTCGACAAATCCTTGTTTCCCGTCAGTCTCAGTGATCGCTGACCATCGAGCAATGATGTTCCTTGCTGAGCTAAAAGCAATAGTAAGGACGGTGTAGGCATTACCTTCGAATTCAAGGGCCTGACGGCGCATGAGTTCGTAAAGAGTGGTGCCGTGACCAACATTACGCGATAAGCGTTCACTTTTACTGACAAATTCGGAGGAACCATTACCATCATAGGCAAAGTTTTCCTGGGAGTATGTAATGACGCCCTCGAGTGAATCAAGCTGACCAACGTCTTCAAAAGCAATTCCTGCAGCAACCAATCGTGCTCCAACTTCCGAAGTCTCGGTAGTGATATAATTCCACCCAGCAGAGGTTTTATACCCAAATTGAATGGCATAATCCCCCGTAGCTTCCTCAGTTGGTTTATAGAATTTCAATTCAATCTTTTGGACAGCGTCAATCACCACTTCTTTGGCAATCTTTGAAACGTGTGCATCAAGGAACGAGTCAGGGATGGGGACCGCTGGAGAGGCAAATGGATTGGCCAAGGCCGCCATGTACCTAGCTTGAGCAGCGTGTCCAGTATTGATAAAATCAATACCCGTGTTGAGGGGAGATACGGCTCCCCCCGTCCTAGCATTATTCTTATTTTTCATGTTACTCATTTTAACACAAAAGCGACAGCTGTCTAACTGCAGCCATTAGATCTTTTTCAACAAGTTCTTCAAATTCAATTACGACTATGGGCTCGAGTGAAAAGGCTTCACAGTAGCTAAGAAGACTATCTTGTGAGTAACCACCAGGAAGAACTGGTACTTTCTCATAGTCTCCTTGCTTCATCCAATAAGCTAAACCGCCTTGTAATTCCCCTTCTAGTCGTTCGTTTCCCTGACGACTCAGAACACTGTAAAAGGTTCCAACTAGAGGGCAATCTGCGTACAAGGATAGTCCGCAATATCCAACATCCCTGAGGTAGTTGTAATATTTTGCTACGCCTCTGGACGAAATGGCAATCATATCTTTGAATACACTCGTTGGCTTACGTACCATCATCCACCCTCGATCCAATCGAACGGGTTTCATCTGGCAAAATTCAATATGCTCAACACGGTATACGGGCTCTTCGGCAACCATGTTGAATCCATAAGCAACAAAGAACAAATCAAATCCATCAAGAAATCTTGGCAGTTCTGAAAGCTCCATTATTGCAACAGAATCATCTCCATTGTTAACTAACTTGAAATTCAACCCTAAGGTCTCTTTCCAATGTAACAAAACAGATGTCATTAGAATCACGTTTCCAACAGAAGTGTTCATATCACCTGACATCCTGCCAGCTGTCTTATACTCGAAGTCGAAAATGTCTCCTTTACCCTTGCAAAAATTCACAAGTTGGCGTCTTAACAACCAATGTAACTCTGAATCACCTTTCCTGGTACTGCGGAAAAGGCGTCTGTAAACAGAATGTTCAAAGCTGAGAGCTTGTCTTGACACGTGTTGATCAAATCTACTGGCATCTAGCCCTACCGCTACCGGACAGGAAAAGGTTTCCCATTTCCTCACAATTTGATTAGCCATCGCAGGTAAAGTACAATGCTTGAATACTGTTTCTTCTCCCCATAAAGTGTCTATACCCTTGTAAATAGCTAGTTCATTATATTTATTAATGTACTG